AGCGAACATTCTTGAGAAATTTTCATTTAGCTCGTTCTTTTTTAGCTCTTCCAAGTCTATTTCGAATCCTACCAGATCTCCCATATCGGATGTGTCTGTTACTAATTCTAATTCTAATTCTGATTCATCTTTTTGTGACATTTTTTATATTTTCTCCAATTCAGTTCAAGTTCCTCTTGAAAATTGTATATTTTGGTACCCCGGCTGGGGTGTAGGGGGTGTATTGTGCGGTCATATAATCTATTGATAGCGAGAAGGTGAGTTCTTCGGCGGAGTCATAAGATAAGTCAGATTTATCAAATGATGTTAGCCAACAATCTATGAGGTTCCATTCTTCTAATACGTTTCCATTTGGATGGTGGGTGTTTATTCTTATATCGCTCAAAACAGCGCCCATTGTTCTGGTATCAAACGCAGTGGCGCCTTCGTATACCGCCGAGCCTCCTGGGCCGCCAAGCGCATAATAAACTACCAATTCAATAGCTTCGAGTGCAGAGATATATTCTGTGCCCGCTGCTTTGGCGGCAACTCGGCCAGCGGCGGCGGTGGTGGTGGAGGCGGCTGCTTCTCTTTGGTCTGCGCGTCGGCGGGCGAGCGTTGCGGTGGAGTCACTTGTTCGGGTAACTGGGTCCACCATAGTAATAACTATTGGTTTCCAATCTAGCGTACCCGGTTGGAGTTCCTTGGTCTGTCCTCCAATGTAATTTTTGGTAACTTCGTTTGCAATTTCAAAACCTGGAAGGGTCACTGATTTTAAAAAGATTGGTATGCCATTAATACGTTCTACGATTTTTTTATGTCTTTCGAAATCTTTTATTATTTGAGGACTGGCATTCACCAACTCAAGCGCGGCGAGATCAAAATCAAACTGAACCGAAAAAAGATTAGATCTTTTCAGATAAATTTCTGAATCAGTCCAAAAGCCAAAAGATTCGCTACCCATATAAAATGTTCCCCTTCTATCATAAATAGTAAAACCAACATTAATTAAAGAATTTTTTATATGCTTTATTTCTTATTGGCCTTTTTTATTTCTTCGGCCTCTTTTTCAAGCTCTTTGACAAGGCGACCCAAAAACCATCTTCTAATTTTCACCGGAAGGCTGTAAGTTTCAATGAAACTCCATCCTCCATGATACTTCATTAAGAACATCTCTTCATAGACGCTCTCAATATATTTATCATTTAGGCCAAAAAAACGCAACGGTGAACGGAACCTCCAGGTCCGTTACGCTAAAGCAAGATGGGCATTCAAAATTTTGGCTCATATCAATATTTGGAGTTAGTTTATCATATATTTTTCTTAAATATCTAGTATCCCTAGACGGCATATTTTCTATTAAACTATTAACAATTGATCGCTCTTGATTACCATTTGCGGATTTTATTATCATCCTTAATTGATCTGTGAGGGGGGATTCTGGAAGTTTATGTTTTTTCTTAGACTCTTGTTGTTTTGCAAGCCTTTGCTCGTGAACCCCTGTCATAAGAGATAATTCCACTTGAACTTGCGTTGAAGGAAGATCAAGTAAAAAAGTCCCCTCTGGTGTCTGTGTGATTTCCGGAGGGATTTCTCTTTCCTTGGCGCTAACTTCGCTTAGATCAAAAATATATTCTGAACTAGTGGTACAAGAAGGACACATTACTTGAGTCTCATACTCGGGACCAAACCCCGTTATTCTGGAAGCTACCAAAATCGCGTTTCTGTCACCCACTAATAGATCTCGTGGATTGATTGTTTTATCTAGTATAATACTTTCCAACAATCTTTCGAGCGCGAGGCCCTTTCTTAAAAGATTTTTTGAGGTTAGGATATCCTCTTCTTTCGCCGTCATATATTTTATTTCGACTGAATCTTTTCCATGTAGCGGATGGTTTTCGGGATAAAAAACACCCCCAGAAGGCAAATCAACATGCTCAGTCGGGGTTGAAAAATTTAATCCACTTGTGCCACCCGCAGTATCTATGGCCGGATCAGCGGGCGACGGTTTTTGTCTTTCCAATCCGGTTGCTTTTCTTTGACTATTTCTAGACAATTAACACCTCAATTTAAATTTAAAAATAACTAGTTTTGCCAGATTTGGGTTCCATCGCTCGATTTAATAGTAGCCCAATCATATCTAAATGAAAGTTCAATTTCTGTCAGCCCATCTTCACCATAAGATAGCTCTCCGTATCCAACTTTGGTAATGAATGCGTTATTCAATGTCCATGTCTCAAGGGGTTTTCCCTCATGATCAACTACTGTAATAATTACACCCCCAAGAGCATTGACCGAAGCTGCTTTTGAGAGGGTTACCGGGCTGTCTGTCTTTAAGGATCCGGGTCCCTTATATCCAGATGCATGCAGCATTTGAGCGGTCATTTTTGCAGCATCGGGAGATACCGGATCCACAAGAGTTAGAGTGATTTCATTCCACTCGACGGTACCCGGATAATAAAACTTATGATTCATAAAGGCGTGTTCTGTTGAGCCAACGGTTATCTCTGGCTTTGTAACAGATTTTGCAAACCATAAATTTCCAATCTCCGCAGTTGAGGCGCTTGCCCCAAATTGAACCAAAAATCTATATTTTCTTTTGGGTTCTACATCTTTACTAGTCCAAAACTCATTAGCCATAATATTACTTCTCCTCTATCTTTAAGTAGTTGTTGGGCATATTTTAATCTTCAAAACCTGCGCCCTGATTGGTAAGCACAAAGTCGATGGCAATATATTCAATAGCTTTGGTCGGCTTAATAAATATTTTTGCGTAGACAATGTTTTGATCAACCAAGTCTGGAGTGGTAGTACTTTCGTCTAAAATTAGTCTGTATTCGCTAATACCAAGTCTGTTCTGTACACTTCGTAAGAATGGATCCGCCTTTGATATGAAGCGATTCCAGGTTACTCGTACATTTTGATCAAACAGAATTGTTTTTGCGAGAACAGAAACTCGTTTCTTAACAAAAATCATCATTCTTCTTACATTAATTCTATCTAATGCGGATTGAGAAGACTGTAGGGTCTTTTGACCAAAGATTACAATTCCTTCATTCGGAAATGATGCAATTGGATTAATATTAGCTTCATAGAGATTATCGCGATCCTGAGATGTTAGGCGATCAGATACTGAAAGGACAGGGAGTCCTGACGAACCCTCTGTTAAGCCTCCGCGATTAAAACCAGCGGGAGCAAACCAAATCTCTGTTGCGGCTTCGGAACTAGCAAACGTTCCAAGAGCGACGACAGAGGGTGGAACCCACAAAAGGGCGCCATCAATGGTATCTCTAATTTGTACCCAAGGATAATAGGTGCAGCCATAAGAGCTATTTATTTCTCTATTTTCTAAAGTGCTAACAGCTTCGGAGACAGTACCGACCCTAGCTGTAACACTTGCATATTGCGCGGTACCTTCTGTAAACGGAGTATAAGCATGTGGAATATCAATCAAAGCCAATGCATCCCCGCGATCTTCGCAAACTTGAATTATATGTTCTGTAAGTCCTGCGTTTGTAAGGCCGGGCATTGTAATTAAATTACATTCGACAAACTCTGCGTCTCTTACGGTATCTACAGCGCGCCTGATTGAACTATTAGCATAATCAGTCGTTGGGCCGCCTCCGTTATCGAGCAACGTATTTCTAAATGGCTCTATTTCGGTAATATTTAATCCATCAAAGCCATTAAAGAGGGGAGAAGTAAAGCGGGTATACCCCTGATCTATTACTTCCTGCCAATCGGAACCTGTTGCACAGGTCATCGAGTCCCCGTCTGCTCGCGAGCCACTTTTCCAGTAAACATTTGAAGTTCCAGTGAGGACCAGATCATCCAATGAAACTACCCATTGATAGTCTAATTTAGCATTTCCAGAAGGATCGTCGGCGCCTGCGGCGAAGTCGTCGCCTAATGGATATAGATAATCGCCATATCCAGGATCGGGTCTTGATTCTCTAGAAGATGTTTTGTCAATTTCCTGGTAAGATGACACGTTGAGGCCAAAATATGCGTTCTTCGGATCGGATAACCCTCCTGCTGAAGCAGATAGTCGGACTGCCGAAGAGGGGAATCGCGCTTCAACCGTAGTCGCGCCATAGGATCCAGTATCTAAAATTGGGCATGAGCCCGTATCTCCGATTGCGAAGGCGCCTAGTGATCCACTCTTGATGATAGTATTAGCACCAAGACTACCGCAAGCAAGGCTCGTTGTATGATATTTCGGGGGTCCGAGGACACCATATGGCAACAATTTGGGATCGACGGCCGAATTTTCAACTTCGGGTATCATCTCTATTCTTATATATGATGAAATATTGCTATAATTCCCGTATGTTTTTAGGCGCCTTTGAGATGCATCCCAAAGCATATACCTGTCACCAATTCGTCGTGCAACATAGTTTGTCGAGAGGGGGTTGAGGTTACAATTTGAATATCTCTCAATAATTTCGACAACATTATCAGTATCATCAGCTTTTCTTATGACCACTGTAAAAGTTCCAAAAGGATTCGCTCCGGATGTATTGCGAGAATAAGTTAAATCTTGAATTGAAATCTTTAAAGCTTCTTGTGACCATTGTCCTGCGTCCAGTGCATGAAATCTAAATAATTTCTGCATATCCAAAGTAGAATAGGAACTAAAATCGTTCGTTAAATCTTGCGAAAAGAACCACCCAGTATGAGCTTCTCTTGCATCTTGCCTATATTCGTTTTTACCATCAAGCGGCATAATAAAACCAATAGCAGATGAGCCAGGGACGAGGTTTAGTGTCGTCGCTGAAAATGACTCGCCAAGCCAATAGTATTGTTCACCCTGTGAAAAATTGGTAGTCGGCACAACAGTACTGTTTACAGTTTGAGGATTGGTATTAAAAACATTTCTAATAAATTTTTGACTTGATTTATCAAAGTTAAAAGATGTTTTATGAACTGATGTGCTGCCATTGTAGATCATTGCAGTAAATTCATAAGGATCCGAGCCTACGGCTGAGTTAATCAATCCAGCCGTTCCAGTTACAACTGTTGAACTACCAGCCTCTGTTCCCGAAAGTAGAACGCTAGAACCACTGTCCAAATACCAAATTGCTGCTAAAGATCCAATTATGGATCCCCCGGCAGATGACGAGGGGGCAATAAATAGTCCGTATGCTCCACCGTTGGAGCCGGGAAGCGGTGATGGGTCTAAGACCGTTTCCCACCCTGCGGCGCCTGCTGCTACGGCATCTTCATTTTCATAGCCCAAGAGCCTTACCACATTAACAGATCCAACGCCTGCTGCTAAATAAGCTTGAGCGGCGTAGGCAGAATAAGTAGGACCCTGATAGTTTCCTTCTCTCCACACATCGCCGGTTTTTCTCCCAGAGACTGGATTTCCAAAAACTTCAATGAATCTTGAAAAGGAATCCACTTTTACGGGTTTCATTCCTGGACCTCTCGGGAGCCTTCCTATAATGATAGGTCCAGCAGGAGTATCAACAGCCGGTAGCTGGGAATTGTCAACTTCATTAACAAAGACCCCAGGAGACACAAATTTAAATTTTTTAACTGACATCTAAGAGATTCTCCTCTAAATCTAGATTACTTTATCACATAATAAATAGTTCACGGAATTGCGAAAGCCTCAATTAATATTTTAAGAAACTACTTTGAAACTCATTAACCCCTTCCGCGATTTGATACATTTGGCACTTAGTTGAAATCTCGCTTCGACTTGTCCAAATATTTCTCTCTCTTCCGTGAGCGTGACAATCTCAAAGAAAGAGGAGCCGTACTGTATATAGTCTCCTTCTCTCACATAAAGGTCTTGATCTTCAAATAATCTTCTTTCGTGAAACCTAACCGTTAGAGAGTAGGTTTTATCCAGACCATAATTTTCTGTGGCTGTCCCTATTCCGTCAAATTCAACCAGAACATATACCCTGACGGGTGCAAGGAAGCATTTTTCTATTGCTTCTCCGTAAAGCGGATGGAAGTTGGTTCTTTCAACGGAAAGTGGGAAATATGTTATCGCCTGTCCAATAACACGCTCCATAAGCTCGTCGTTGACTTGTTTTACGAGATCCCTTTCTTTTTCTCCAAGAAAAAGAGGAGGAGGCGGATTCGAAGGTTTTTCCCATTTATTTTCAGCCATAATTATTAATATTCCTTTTTATCCCCAATCATAACTCTTTCTCTCGTGAATCTAAACTCGGCGGCCGACTCCCTAATCGTGATTTTTGGTTGATCGTCGTTTTTATCAGCACCCATTAAATATCCTAATATTTTTAAATCTATAGTAGTTTGAAATTTTCTCTCTTCTTCTCCTAAATTAGAGATATTATTTTCTAAACTAAACTCGCCCTGAATGAAGCCTTCAAACTTATGACCGTCCCTATTGATAAAAAAATTATCTATTTGTCCCGTTGATGTAATAAATGGGGTAAAAATTTCATTCATTTGTTGTTGGTATTCTGTTGTTATTGTGACTTTATAGGTTGCCACGACATAAGTGGGCATCGGCATCGTTATTGTTTCGTAAACAATCTTTTTATTATCAAAAGGATAAGTCTGCTGATCGAAGAGGTTTTCTGCCTCGGTGTTTGCAAAATTAGCTGTTTTCTTTTGTTGTATCCTTCTTGCGACAGCGATCGCACCCCCCTTGGCGTCATCTCGTCGTGGAATATGGGCCCATGCGACACCTTTCATCTGTGGGTCTTTTATTAATGAAGTTCTTTCCACGCTCATAACCGGGAATGTAAAAATATCATCTAAATTGCGCAAATCTTTATTGTCTTTTATTTGAAAAGCGCGTTCTGGCATTGACCATATAAGGGGAACCTTTTTCCAGCCTTCATTTGTTGTGCAGAATATGTTCAATTCGTCGTTCATCCAGTCATAAAGGGCATAATCGATTGTTTCGACGGTGGATGGCATAAAAGAAATTTCTTTTAAACTGGGTTTGGTGTCCTTTTTGTCCTTAGGATAAAAGGGCCTGAATTCATCATCAAATTGGTCTTTTTTGCTGCTCACTTATATATTTATCCTTGGAAAATTAACATTGGTACTTTTGTTTGTATCACATTAACTGCCTCTGTTATTTCTGCATCTCTCTTAGCTAGTTCTGCATAAGTTAACTCATCTAAAATTGTTTTTAATTCTTCTCGTAATTTTTCTTGCTCATTTTGGGCCTGACTTAAGAGATCAGATGCGTTTAAGGTAATATCAGATCCTGGAATTGGAATGGGATTGAATTTTCCTCGAATTTGGCCAAGAGTCTCTTTTGATAGGGCCAAAGCAAATCTTCGGATCCACTGTTTTCCTATCGCATTAATGTTTTCATAGGGAAGATTATCGAAAGGAATAGTATTAATATTATTAACTCCACCTATTCCAGTATCCACATCGGAA